CCAAGTGTGCCACGCTTGACCCACGCACTCCAAGTCCAAGTCTTGCGGTTGCCAGCAGCAGCCGGTGTCCAGCTTAGATACTGGCTTTCGTCATCGTTAAACTTGAGGGATTGCTGGGTGACTGCTTCCGCACCAGTTGCGTACATCCACTGCGAAGAACCTATTGGTGTAGACATAAGACCCCCTAGCCAAACGCCAGTTGAGGCGCACCAAGTAGAATAGAACCGCTTGCCTTTACAATGTAAGGCACAACATCATAAGCGTCAGCCGTACTAGATATAGTCAAGCCAGCAGCACCAGCAGTCTCATAGTCTGTACCAAGCGACACAGTATAGCCGCCTGTGCTGTCTTGAATAAAGATAATAAACCCAGACTGACCAATAGTCTCAGTGGTAGGATTAACCAGCGTCACATCATCGGTCAGTGTCAGGATAAAATTCTGATGCGTGGCAAAGTCCAGCGTAATGTTGCCAGTAGCAGCACCAGCAGCCGGAATAGACCTAGTGTCAGTAGACCCAACAACAGCACCATTAAAGGTGCCGCCAATCAGCGGCATTGCATCAGCACCGTTGTATAGGCGGTAAACAGTAACAACCACACTATCACTAGCTGACAATGCAGTAAGGCCATCAATGGTGTTGGCTGTGTTTGTGTTGTAGTCAGTGCCAGCCGCTAACAATGTGCCGTTGAGATGCACCGTGACATTTGAACCTGACGTAAACAACAGCGGATTGCCAGCGTTATCAACGCCAGAAATGCTAGTCTCACCGCCAGCAGCCGTGTAAGTGTAAACAGCATTGTTAGCAAAGTTTGCGTCAGCACCAATGTACCGCATCAGGTTATCTCCGTCACACTTAGCGTTGCGTCTATCTTGGCAGACACGCTGCAATCAATCTTGATGATGTCACCAGTTTGCAAGATGTATTTGTTGCCACTCATCAACTCTAGTGATGAGCCAACCAAGATGGGAACGTCTTTAACAACGCTGACTGTCTCGTTGGTTTCAGTATCAACCGTTGTAGATACAATCTGCACTGTGGCTGTGACTGAGGTTGTGTGGATGTTTGCCAGTGTCAGCCCAATGATAGCTGCCGTAGTTGCAGCCGGAACTGTGTAAAGCGTATCGGGCGTACCAGCACTGGCTGGCATAGCCCCATTAGTTTTTAGTTTAAAGGTGTTAGCCATTTTACTATCCTAAGATTATTGCGAACTCTACAGCGGTTTCAGACGCTATGCTTTCAATCAGAGCAGTTTGTGCGGCTGAAATATTTACAAACAAATCATAATCTGTGCTGTTTATGTTTGTCGTTAAAGGCACTACGCCAGCAGATGTGTGCGCCGTGTTAACGCGATAAACATTGTTATCACTTGGATCAATGACTAGATCGCCAGCAAAATAATCAACGCCAGATGCCCAGGTTCCCCTAAAATCTCCAGCTGTTGTTGTAGCAATTGGCAGCCCGTTGCTGTCAAACGCTAGGAATTTTAAAGCTCGATCTGCTTTAGACGGCAGGATCATATCAGCTGTTACGTCTGATTGCGCAATCCGCATCGCCCTGGTGAATTTCTCATCCAGCTGCTGGACCATGATAACATTACTATCAAGCTGCTCATTCAATGAGCTGGCCAGCAAGTCCCCAGCTGTAACAAAATCAGTTGTCCTGGATAACTCGCGGCCACCAACAATCGTCAAAAAGTCTGCAGAAACCAAAGCAGTGCCGTTGCTACTGCCCGTCAACGTCACAGAGCCAGTACCATCAGCATTAGTCGTGATTGTGTAATCTGTTGAAAGCACTAACAGAGTGTCGTTTTTAAAGACAGCAATATCGCCATCGACCAGGATGTTGAATGTAAAAGCAAACGGGCCAAGGCCGGTATTGCCCGTAAACTGAACCCGCCTAGTTACGGGGTTAATTGCGATATCGGCCATGTTACACCTCTGCAGTTATCAATACATATACCATATTTATGGGGCATCAGACAACATATTACCTAAATCTGGTGCCCTGCCTGGTTCATCACGCCCAGGACGCCACCAATACCGTTGCCCAGTTTCGCGTCTATATCTGCTTTCTAAGCGCCGCATCTTCTGGCCGGCTTTAGGGTCTGTGTATCTTTTCATTCTATCGAACACCATACGCTCTAACCCCAGGCGCATATACCAAAGGGATACGCCAGGCGTGTACCTGGAAGCAAAACTAACAGCTTCCGTTGCGGCGTTGGTATCCGCTCCATGTGCGGCTTCAAGCAAATTGCCCACAGTCAGCTTTCTAACATCATCAATAAAGCCTACCACTGGCCCAGCAATAGTCATCTCTAGCCCTCGGTCATGCCGATTTACCTCACTGAACAGAAAATCTCCATAGATGCCGAGGCCACCGCCCTGCAAGAAGGCAGCAAGCCAGAACTCTGTGCCTTCCATTGGCCGAGGATCGCGGCCCTTGCTCATTTCTTTGAGCTGCATAGCAAAGGCACCCATAACAGTTGTGCTAATAAGAAGATCCGCAAAGTAACCGCCTTTGCCTTTTATGCCGGCTTGGGCCATCCCGCGCATCAAATGGGTATTAATCAGGGTAACACCGAAATTCTTATACATGGCCATAGATCTAAGCAGCTCACCCTGCAATGTTCCTGGTTGCGTGTTTCCAATTAAAGTTGCTCTACCCTTGAGGCTGGAACTAGGAACGGCAAAGTTTGTCTCAGCGTCCACCATTTCCATGACGCGGGTAGCAAGGTCTTGAGCCAAGCGAGGGTTTATATCATCACGAAACTCGATATCCTCTGCCCGTAAGAACGTAGCCCCTTCATACTCATATGGGTCAGTTGACCGGATAATGTCCCATTTGTCAGACCCGATCCCGTACTTTTCCAAGGTCTGCCGCAATGCGGGGTCAAGATCATTAAAAGCTCTGCCAACATTATCTGCCAGGGTCCCATAGAACTCCATGCCAAAAGCCCAGCGACCAGCATTAGTAAATGGGGAAAGCAATGACGCCTTCATGGTAAAGTCAGCAATTCGCCTGGTGATCTCTGGACCAGATATATCTCCAACATAACGCATTTGCGCTGCAGCGACAGTCATCCAGCCTTCAGCAATCAATCCCATACGAATAGCCGTTTTACCTCTTTCCTCGACAGTCAGTGGGTTTAGCTGATCCAGGTATTGAGTAACGGTTCTAACTTGAGGCAACCCAGCTGAACGCCTGGCAATGCGCTGAAAGTTAAGATCAGTTAAAGCAGATATAGAAGCGGCACCCAGCTGCGCTGATTGCAACACTTGTCTAATTCCTGCCATTGTTGCTGCAAACCGGCCCCCGCCAACAGGCGTGTTTACGTTTCCGGTTGCAGCCATATACAGATCTTCTAGCTTTTTGCCAGCTCTGTTGGCCCTGCTTTCCTCGGCAACATTGCCAGCTGCACGTTTTGCAATGGTTGTTTTCATAAAGTTGATTGTTGATCTTGGGTTTGGCCCCAGGATCTCCATCAATGCGATATCCCTAGACATAGTGCTGATGTGGCCCATCATGGTATCAAACGCATCAGGGTTCCCAAATTTAGTCTGGTACTCCATCCATGAGTCTGCATCTCTAAACACCAGGAACCTGTGGTCAGTGCGCCTGTTTGCCATGCTCTTGCCGCGTCCGGCAGCTGCGCCAGGCGTGATCTTTGCCATCCCGTCTGTGCGGATTGTTTCGTATACATCTTTCAAAGCAAGCTCAAGACGGGCTGGCGTCATTGGCAAGCCGGTGCCCTCATCGACCATTCTTTCAACATTCAATCGAGGGGCAATAAAATCTCGCCATTCCTGGAATGTCGCTTTTCTTACTTGCAGTGTGTCGTGGAACTGCGGCAATCCCCAGCCTTGGCGCTGTACTATCCTGCCACCAGCTGCATTAAATCTTTTCCGCAGATACTCAGCTGTCGTGGCCCAGGCTTGTGCAAACTCTCTCGCAGAGGCATCTCCGGTTTCTTCTCCGAACACCTCCCGAACCATACTGTGCAGCTTGGCTTTGTTCCTGGTGCCGCCAATCAAATTTTTACGGAAAGATGCCAGGACGTTATACATATTCCTGGTTGCGGCATTGGTCACAGCATTAACACGGTTTTCAAATGCGGAAAACTTGGCGCCTTCGTCCCTAGCAAGATGCGCTATCGCTGCTCTATACGGGTCTGCTTCACCACGATAGTTACGGTATTCATCTAAGTTTTTAGTGATTTGTTTCCAGTTTTGGTACGCTAAGATTTTTTGGCGCTTTCGGTGTAAAGCGATATTTTCTAATGCGCTGAACGTATCCCGCCCAGCTTGTGAAGCTGCTTGCCCTGGTGACATTCTGCCCTGGTACTGAGCCTCCAGGTCATCAAACAAATCACGGGCCTCTGACGCCTGTTCTGGCGTGATGGCCCCTTCTGTCTCAGCGTTGTCTATGCAACCACGCAAACTCATACCGCGCACTCCCGCAATCTATCGAGCATATTTTTATCCTGTTGAATATCATCCAACATCTGACGCCTGGTAACTGTAACAGCTATCTGGTTGCCGGCATCATCCACTGTGCTGCCAATGGGGATTTCGGTTTCGTCTAGCGCTTGCCTTGCTGCGACTTGGGCTTGTTCGACTCTAGATACTGGCGCAGCTTCTGGGATTGCAGCTTCATCTGTTCTGCCCTCTGCTCCCCTTTCTGCTCGGCTTCGCTCCAATTGTAGCTGGACGCCATCAATGGCTGCTTTTGGTTCTGGGCCGTTGAAGCTGTCATCGGTAAGTCTTGGTCCGACATCGAGTCCACCATTGTTGTCAATGTTTGCGTATCCATCAAATATGCCTTCCTCTTTTAAAGTATAATATGTTTGCGTTGGGTTGTCACCAACCATCCGTATATAATCAGGTCCTATCAACCGGCCTGTTTCAACAAATCTGCCAAACATACGCCGCCGCGCTTCTGGGTAAGCGACTTCCATGTTTATCAATTTTACTTCATAGCCGGCATCTTTTAGCTCTTGTTGCAACTTGCGTATGCTGGCGGGGTTATCCCCAACTTTTGGGACAACCACGTTTAAACCGAAATCTTTAACAGTATTAAGCAAGCCCTTGGCTATTTCTGAGCTTTCTTCATGCACCGCCATAGCGCCGATGCCGCCTTGGTACTCTGGCATCGCTTTTTTAATTTCATCCGAGTCAATAATTGCAGCCCGTTGTTGAATTGCGATTGGATTTGCCAGGGTGCTTTTACCGGCAGCTGGTGGGCCAATTAAAATTGTTGCCTTACGATCATACGAAACTGGCGCATCAGGCACCTCAAGGCCCATTTCTCGGTATGGTAAGGTTTGCGCATCCTCAAATGCTTTAAATATTGCGTTGTCATAGCCAATAATTTCTTCGCCATCAAAATCAAATGTGCGATTTGCTTGCCATGCCTGGCTGCCATAATCTGGCGCATTTACTGTTTGCGGTATAGATTGCGCTTCTTCTAGCGCCTGGACAACAGCTGGATGTGCGTCAATCGTTGCTTCGTCAGCGCCTTCGTCAATTAATCGTTTTAGATCCTGGCGTAAATCAGCATCTTCTTGGAAACCTTCTTGGCGGGTGGCAGCCGGTTCCTCTGGCGGCGCACGGCCAATGGCCTGTTCTTCGCTAATCAGGTCGGTTTCTAGCTGATCTGCCTGGCGCTGCACACCTGGACCATTAGGGTCATCAAACAGGCTTACGTCTGGCTCTGGCTCTGCCGCACTCGCGCGGCCTTCCGTTGGAGCATTGATAGACTGTCCAACATCGCCAGCTGAGAGCCGATCAAAATCGCCTGATTCAATTGATCGTCTGACAGCTTCGATGAAGCCTCTAGTAGCTTGTCCGTAGCTGCCGCTTTCTCTGGCTTGCCTTGCTGCAGCTGTGAGGGCGTCTGAGAGAGGCCCTTTTCTGTTTGCTTGCGCTTGTAAGAGGCTGATCGCTTGCGAGTCATTGCTGGCTCTCCTTTCATTTGCTTTCTGTGCTAGTTGGTTGCCTTCTGCTTCAAGGCGTTGTGCATTGCGTAACAAACTGGCAAATGCAGCTTTGTCCTGGCCCAGCTGCTTTCTCGCCTGGTCAAGTACCTTTGCCCGTTCCAGGAAATAACTTTCGGTAATTATCTCCTCACCAAATAATGATTCCTGTGTTCTTGTTTCTGCGCCGGACTCGATGACCTGGCGAACAATAGACTCTGCCTGGTACTCGTTTGCTGGGTCAGTTTTAGATAAAACTTGGATAGCGTTCTTTTGCAACCCTGGGTCATCTGGTATTAACCGGCCCACGATTGCACCATAATTAGCTGGAACCACCCCGTTAATAATAGCGCCAAATGTTTCATCGTCTAACAGCGTCAGGCCTCTGGCTTGCTGCACTAGGACAGATCGAGGCGGCAACTCTCCGGCTCGTTGCGGCGCATCTCTTAACACCTTCGCAGCATCAATAGCTGTGCCGGTACCCTCTTTAATGTTTTTGACAGCGGCAATAACCCTGGCCATGTCAGGCGTAATACCATCAGACTCGCGCAACGTATGCCCAAGCAGCTCTATTTTTTGGCTTGGGTCTTGTGACTTGATACGTTTTGCCAGGCCCAGGCGCTGGTGCCCGTCTGCAATAAATTTGCGGCCATCAGCAAACTCATAAACAACAATTTGCCCAGCTGCTATGGGGTCCCAGGTTGTAACGCCCTGCAATCGCTCAGTAACGCCAAACTCGTCACCACCGGCCTTGAATTGAAATAACTCCGCATCTACAGCAACCTCATCTGGGTCAAACACTTTGACAAGCCCGTCAACCTTGTCAGCGTCTGTAACGCTCAACAATGGCCGTGGAGGCGTTGCAGATGCGTCCGGCATAGTAGGAGCCACATTTTCGTCAACGGCTGCTACGGCGTCAGCTAGGCGTTGTTCATGCTCGGCCTCTGCGGCAATCCTGCTTGGCAAAATAGGTTTTTCTGGTTCAACCACTTGTTCACCGGCGCGGCGCTTTTGCTCAATTTTTATGGCATTACGTTCTCTAATCATTCCGTAGTTAATTTTGCCAGATTTTGTTTGAGCTTCTATTTTTCTTTCTAATGTATTTAAAGCAGCGGCAAGGGAAGCGTCATCCAAGTCTTTTACAGCTGGGATACCCTCTATCGTTTCTAATTTAAAATTAAGATCGTATGGTGTGCTTTGGGAAAGCTCATCTAATTCTAATATTTTTTCTTCCCCATCCGCGCTTCGGACAATAATCCCACCAGATTCACTTCGCTTAACAACTTGAGCGACAGATGCCGTACCGTCTGGACTATAAACAATAATGTCATCTGGATTTCCCGTGTTAAGGGGATTGTCAGCAACAATTTCTTCTAGCTCTGTTGCCAGGTCCTCTGCAATTTGCCCGTCCGGTGTTTGTCTAGCGCCGGTTGAGCGTATTGCTTGGATGCCTTTTTTGGCTTGTTCTGTTGTTATGCTTACTGCTTTGCCGGCGCCACGAAACGCAAACGGAAAAGCAAAACCAATCGCCCCACCGTATTTAACAGCGTTCCAATATTGCTCATTAGTATAGGGCATACCAGTTTCCTGGTGCCACCGCTGTACTGGTATTTGAGCCAGGGCCTCCGATCCGGCACCCAGGGCCGCTTCTTGAAAGGCCATGCCCCACAAAGATTTTGCGCCACCAAACAACATAGATGAAATTAAAATAGGGTCATCTAGCCCCTCGTACATTTCACCTAATGTTCTTACTGCACCGGCTGATGTAGAAGGGGATTCCCCGCTGACACGCAAATAATCTTCACGGGCGTTTCTTGCCATCTCTCCTGCTTGGGATGCAACAGTTTCTGGAGTGTATAATCCTCGGTATTGCTCGAACTCTGGATATCTATCTATTGCTTGATTTAACTTAGCCAGGCTTTGATTAAAAACAGATGTCTGCTTTTCCGGCTCAAACAATCGAATACGAAAAGCAACAGACGGATTGTGGAATGTTTCCCCAACATTTGCCGCGTTCATCTCGTCAATCACAGGCTGCAATATTTCTTGGTATGTCTTGGCCTTAGATGTGGACGTTAATGCAAGTTTGCTATAAGTGGTCGCCGCGTTCCAGTTTTCTTCCAGGGACGGCGTAGGTTCTTCCTGCAGCTGATAACCGCGTTGCTCTAATGACTCTGTTTTTTTAAAAAGAAAAGTCATCGCAGTGGTTCCTTGCCCCACAAAACACGCATATCTATTTCAAACGGCTCCCCATCAAAGCCCATCACTTTTACAAAAGAAATATTATTTGGGTCAGCGTGGACAAAAATATATCTATCATCCCCAATGGCTTGAGGAAAAATATTATCGTTTTCTTTTATTTCATTTAACATACCGGCGTCTATATCGCGGCCAGAAGCTGTCTTAAATTTTTCCGGCGTTAAGTTGCTAATAAGGGTTTCCATGTCGGGTGCGCTAAGATACGGGGGCACTAAGACCTGGCGATCACGAACTGTTCTAACGCCGCCAAGCCCCGCATTGTCCATATTTCCATCACCGCCTAGTGCTAAATTTATAGCAATTTGCATTTCTTTATCGCCGGCAGCTTTCTGTCTGACCATGCCGCTTCTGCTCATGTTCGATCTAAAGATAGCTATAGCAGCTTCGTATGTAGCGCCAGTCACAGCTGCGGATTGTTCATTTAACGAACTGCCAACAGTTTCGTGGAACAATAACTCAATGTCGGTTTTAGTAATATCTGCCGGCATTGGGCCGCCTTCTTTGCCTAGCGCGATACCTTCTAAAATTTGACGGGCTGTTTTTGTTTTGCCCATCAACATTAGGCCACCAACATGAGCGAACACAGGGGCTTCTTTGCTTACTTGCTCTAGGACATCTGGGGAGTCTTGCCGGAAACCTTGAACAATAGCTCCTAGAGTCTCCATTTGGGTTTGCACATCACCGTTTTCTAAAGCATTTGTTACAACTTGCACTTCGCCTTCGCGTAACGGCCCAATGTTATAAGTAGGGTATGCGCTTTGCACCGTCTGGTAATCTTGCCGGCGTTTTTCTATCGAGCTAAATAATTCGTCTGGGCTGCCCCCAAACGCAATTGCTGACGGCTGAACCAGCCCAACATTCTGGGCGTGAGTCATCCCGTCTTTTTTAAGATTAGCTCTTGTGTTTGTAATAAAACTTTGGGCAGCGTCCCTGGCTTTGACCTCTAGCACTGTGTCAATGCCTGGACCGCCAGCGCCGCTTATGCCGCCCTGCAGCTGGTCTAAAGATCGTTGCGCTTCTTCTGGGGAAGATTGTCTATAAGCTGACAATATATTTTCAACAATTTTTAATTCTTGCAGCTCTGTTCTTGCCGAAAGATTTATAGGCTGACCAGTAGACGGATCTATAACACCGTCCAGAGATGTCAACTCAGTTTCTAATTTTACTAAAACAGCCCCATCAATTTGACCGCCGCCCTCTATTACTTTTGTTAAATCTGCAATTCTATCACTTGCCAGTTTGACCTGGCCCTTCATTACTTTAACGCCAGTGTTCATTTGTGTGCGTAAAGTAGATGCTATTTTTCTGGACGCATCCCTGCCAATAGCCTTTGGCGGCGATTTCTCTAGCTTTGAAATAAATTTTATTTGTTCTTGCACAGAGCCTAGTTCTGAAAAATCAAACCGGATGCCTTCCTCGATGGCTTTTCCCCTGGTTTCTAAAAATATTTTAGATACCTGTTCTTCGCTAAATTGAAGGTCCTGCATATAGAATTGAAGATTTTTTAACTCAGCATCTATAACCGCTAGTCGTATTTCATCGCTTGGAGAATTAGACGCCGCCAGCTGGTAAATGGTTTGTTGCCTGGTGTCGATGCCAACCAGGGCACGGCCCCTGGCGTCCTGCATTGCTTTCTTGTGATACCAATCTGCATAATTTTGTGTATATATACCGGCTTTTGCATTTAGTTTTGCTTGCAGCTCACCGGCCAGCAATGGGTTTAGATCCGACAATGAAGCCGGTATGCCATCTGTGACATCAGCCAGGTTAGCTTGAAAATCGTCTAATGACAGCTCTTGCTGTTCAGCGGCTGAAAGCACCTGGTTCATCTCTAAGATAGCCTGGGTTTCCAACTCAGCTGATGCAATTCTGTTTGCTGTTTCTACAGCTGCGCGATCTTCAATAGTTCTCGGACCGCCAGCTTGCTGCATGGATGATAATACGGGCTGGGCACCCTCATCGGCCACACGCTGCATACCGCGCTGTTTGGCCTCTCTTGACTCTTGCTCAAAAGAAAACTTGGCCATTCGGCTTACAGAGTCTGAAATAGTGCGATACATATTTCGCGTTTCTGCCAAAGCCGCATCTTCTAACGGCTTGACTTGCATCACCCGCTCTTCGCCGCCTTCGTATCTTAATATTCTAGGAGCCATTTTAATCTCCTCCGTACATACCGCTTGGCGCCGTATATGGAGTATTTGGTACAGTTACACTTTTACTGCCGAACTCAGGATACCCAAGCTGAGATTGTTGTGCATGGCCAGACGCCAAAGAACCCATCGCCTCTATGTATGAGTTAGCAACAGCGACCTCTCCAGCATATATGTAATCCTGGGCCTGTCCTTCGGCCCTGCCTAATTGAATATCAATATTGTCTTTGACCGTGCTGTAATCACGGACGCCGTATTTTAATGACCCTGTTTGAACAGCTGTTATGTTTGTTGCGCCACCACCAACCTGGGAACGCGCTAGGCTTGTTGACATAATGCTATTAACTTTAGAAAGGATTTGTGCGCCTTTCATTTGCAAGTTTATTGCGGTAATTCTACCAGACAGCCGCGCATCAGCCGCCTTTCGGTTGTACATCGCTTGCTTAGTCTGACCCCCAAGTATGGCGCCAAATGCACCTACGACTCCAGCTACTAACTGTGACATATTAATTCCCCACGCTCATCTTGTACTCAAGGCCAAGCAAAGTCATTTTAAGCGGCTCTGTTTGAGTAATAGTAATTTGTCCGGTTCCAGAAAACCCTAGAAGGCCATGCACGGTTTTTGTTCCAGTAAACTCTGCAACAGGGTTCCCCAGCACACTTACTCCAAAATTTCTAAACGGCACCAGCTTGCTGTTGATACTGAGGTTTTGCGTATTCGCAACAACAGCGTCAACCTGGACAATACGTTTTTTAACGCCTTGTATGGTGCCCTGGGGCAGCTTTGGCTCTGCCGGCATAGTCACCATAGTAACATTATAGTTCAGTCCCACCTGGCAAGATGACGAGGCGGCGGTGCCAAACGCAACAGTAAAGGGAGATATAGGAACGACTTGGCTAGGCTCAACAATGCCATCCCGTATTACCTCAACAGATTTTCCTGCTAGGTGGTCCATATTTACACTAGAAACAGCGCCGCCAATTACAGCACTGTCCAGCGTCAAATCCTCATCAAATTTTTCTAAATAATAATTTGTGTCATCCGGCGCGGTAAAATCTGTTTTAGTTAGCCTTACGTTGTCAGAAGATGTAACCGTGAGATTATTGTCACCAGAAACCGTCCTAGTGACTGTCACAACAGCTGCAGCTGGGTTAGGCGCATCAAATGCACTCACAGAGTTTATTGCAGTTGCTAAGTTATCAGCAACCTGGTCATTTGTTAGCACCCCACCAACTTGAAACTGAAAATTAGTAGATGGCGTTCCGGTAACGGCGGTAAATGTTGTTGATACTCCGGCATTGTCCGTTAGCACAATTGTTTCGTTATCAACAATATTAGCTGCGTCACTTACAGTAATTGTGCACGTTGCATAGGGAAGAACGGTTCTTTTTACAATTGTGTATGTCTCCGCAATTTCATTTGCTATTGCTATAAAGTCTCCGTCAGTTGTGAACTTACTTGGGGCCACAACATTTTGTTCTTGGAGAACAGAATAGACTGTCATCGAGCCATCATCGCCATTCACCAAAAAGAGGCGGTCAGTTTCGTCAGTTGATGTGGCTCTACGGATAGACATATCCACAGGCCCTTTTAACAAATGGCTACTAAATACAGACAAATTACTGGCCGAATAACTAGATGTTGTGTCCGAGAACTGAAAAGACATCAAAGACTTTCCCTGGCGCTGCACAAATATTGTGGACCCCTTTAAGTCCTCGATGGGCACCCCTGGGCGGCTGCCGATCCGGCTTTGTGGCTTCACCAAAAAATTAGTAGGCGTCACCGGCTCGTTGCCTAGCTGTGATACAACAAATTCACCAGCTGTTGTAAATATCTGCAAATCAGGACCAGGGTTTAAAGTAGTTATAACATTGAGCTGGTTTGTGTTTATGGTAGCTTCAACACTTTCATCATCCAGGCCGGTGCCAACGTCAAAGTTAAAATAGTCAATAACTTTGCTGCCCCATACTGTGTTTGGCCTAGATGAACTACCGCCAAAATATAGCCGGCCTTCATGGAAAGCGGCTGAACGTGGCCATCCTCGTACCGCACTCCAAACATCTTCGTAACCATGTTCTGACTCCCAATCGCCGGCAGTAATCGCGCCTGTGTCAAAAAACGGAACTTCGACATATGCCTTCATTTGTGTATCACTGACATATTCAACATACCTGGCACGGCCAAAGCCATTAACCACGTTAAGGTATTCATCTACCGCCGCTGGTTTAAACGCTTTGATTTCGTATTGGCTAGTAGCATCTGGAGCCGTATTCCAATCTGGGTAGACAGTTAGGACTTTAGTAGATGCAACATAATCCTCAACGTGTCTGGTTTGCCCAGATCCAGTGCCAGCCGTTATTTCTATAAACATCCCATTTGGCTGGTCATCGCTTGTAAAACTGGTTGCAGACTTCAATGTAATTGTATCAATGCCACCCGCTTGCGCTGTGCCGTTGTCAGTTGTGACGCTGGACGCTGTAATCGTAATATTACCCTCGATACCGCTGGGTGTAATTGTAAATGTCGGTTCATGTGTATCTAAAACGTATGCGTGTTTAGGGATAAAAGTCAGAGGCAGCACCCCAACAGTCCAATCTGTATCAGAGTTACGCAGCAATCTTTGCGGTTCCAAATCCTCGTGTACCAGGATCAAGGTATCAACAGCCTGGATATAATTAAGCTGGTCAATAATCCCAGCGGTGATAGCTGATGCAGTTATATAATCATTTCCGCTGCCATTGATGTTAGTTTGCAAAACACCATTTTTAAAAACGTAGATACGGCCAGTAACAACGACCAGCAAATAACTGTCATTTACACTGTATTCAAATGGAATCAGCTTAAAGCTGGTAAATGAACTGCCAAAGTTATAAATAAACTCAAGACCAGCTCTACGCTTGGCCCCGCCTTGCGGCTGAATAGTTACATTCTCTGCAGACTCAAGAGCGTTCTGATACTGCTGCAAGTCCGTTCTTGCGCGGAGTAAAGGGTCCAGCTCACCAACACTGAAATTAGTTTGAAACTGAACAATACGAGCCATTATCTCACCTGGATCAAAGCATAATCTTCAATAATCTGCGGCAGCCGGCCACGGCTGTCGATGTTCACGGCCTCTCTAAACAGACCACCACGGCCATTCTCGCCAGGGCTGCCATAAGCAATTCCCCTAAAATAATCAGCCTTTGAAGCCTGGTCAGTAATTACGATCCCAAGCTCTCCTGCTAAAGCATTTCTAAGAAGATGCACAAAATAAACTGGCATCCTAGATTCGCTAATAGTTTCCTGATAATCTATAAAAACAGTTTCCAAGTCAGTATAGAGCTGATCGCCGTAGATTTCCCACCCGTCATTTATGGCATTTTGGTTAGATGCTGAGGTTTCAAAAACGGCCTGGACACCAGAGAGAATGTTTCCTGGCAGTTGGTAGGCGTATTTAAATTCATTGATTGGCGCTGTAGCCAGTCTGCCAAGGGATGTTTTCTTGTAAGTCCAGCTCCAAGGATACCTGGAAAGCAGCGAGTCTCTGAGGTCTGGGTAAAGCCGGTCACAAGCCTGTGCAGCGTCCGTGCCCTCAGTAAAAGAAGAAATCGGGGCTGCCCCTAGCATGATAAGGGCATCAGAGCAAATGGATAGGTCGGTATCGCCAGCAGCCATTTCGTCCTCCGCTAAAAGGTGGAGAGGCCGTTGCCGGCCCCCCCCAATAGTTTAGATGGCTGTGGTTGTAATAACCCCAGCTGTGTTAGTCGCTACCAGCAATTGACCACCATCGCTGGCGTAATTCATAATGAAATCGCCTGTGGTAATCAAAGCCTCAACGCTATTGAAATAGCCTGATCCAGCTACCGCTGTTTTGTTGTCAGCCGCTGATGAGTAGGCATAGACGCTAGGAGCGTTGCCAGATTTTGAGGCTGCTACTGTTGCCAAATTAGCTTGTGCAAAAGCCATTTTTTAATCTCCTCTATTCAGTACAGCTAATTTTGACGATGCCTTCATCGTCAATAGCGACAGCGCCAGCTGAGAACATTGAAGAAACTAGGAAGCTAGTTTTTTCTGGGACATAGTTCACTTCTGTCTTTTGTGCCATTGACTCAGCATAGCCGAGAGAGTCTTTGTGCCAGGCAAAACAAGTGCGTGTTGATGGCTTTGGAACGCCGCCTTCATCACGATCACCCATCGTAAGTACCTGAAATCCCATGAAACTTGAAATTTCACCACGGACTAGAGCTTTCACACTCGCAAAATCTGCTGATGTAATTTCAGTTTCGCCAAGCAGAGCATCGAGCTGAGAAGCGTGCATAAGAAGATAACGGCCCTCGGAAGGTACGTTTTTCTCATTCATTGCTTTCGCAGTAGCGCGGAGCTTCTCGATGTTCATGTTGGATGCTGCGCCACCGATTGATGTAGCAACAGTGGATGGAGAGGCAGCTGCATTGAGTGCATCAATACAGATCTGATCCATACGCCGAGCAATCGCTTTTGAAACTACCTCGACAAGTTCACGCCGCTCATCAAAGTTAATGTGAGTCTGGTGAAAGATGTCAGAATATTCTGCAGCGATAAAATCTGACATATTCGCGGTCACTTGCGAGTAGGTCACATTTAACGGGGTTACATCGGTCTGATTAATGCGAGGGGTTGCCACGCCTTTACCAATTTTTGGAAACTTTACAGTGTTTCCCTGGACGCCGGTGCGAGTACGCATTGTTCCGCGTAGGATCGACTCGGACTGATACGCTTGTTTCACTTCACTTTCAAAGAGTGTTACAAACGCTGTGGTTACATTCTGCGCCATAGCAGAATCCTCCTATTAAGGTTTCGACTAAAACACAATCCGTTATCCTTACGGGCGGGTTGCTTGCGCTTTGTGGATGCGCCGACCAACGGGTTCACCGTATAGAAGGGCCGCAAGGTTATCCTTCAAATACTATATTTACACACAATTGGCCGGTTATGCAACTACATCTAGCTGTTTGCTTCCATCCATTGCTTTTCTATCTTGCCTCGGAAAGAGGCATCGGTTGTCCAACGGGGGTCTGCAATGGCAGATTCCAGGTCCTCTTTTGTCATTGAAGGCGAATTGATTGCTGGCGTAATAGGGATACCCTCGTTAGTCAAAGCCTGGTGATACTTGATAAAGGCATTGATGCTATCCGCACTGTCCAGGCTGACCGCCAGGTTTTGCTGCTCCTCGTTGGTCAAAGGCGCTTTTGCAATCAACCGCTCAACCATAGCAATCTTTTCGGCTGCCCGATCTCCGAGCTTTGCCATTTCTTGCTGGCGATCTATCTCAACCGCTTCAGCTTCTTGTTTAGTGACTGAAAGGATTTTTTGACCCAATTCCTCAAACGCTGCCTGGCTGACACCATTTTCTTTTGCCCACTCAGAAAAAATTTGGAAACCTGGTTCTTCAGCATCGAGGCCCTGTTCAGCCAGTGAGGCATATTCATAATCCCCGTCAGGCGCCTTGTGCTTTCCCTGGCTAAATTTTGTACGCAGCTCATTGTAGCTTTTGGCAAGTTCTTCAACATTAGGGCCATCCTCATCCCAAAATTGTTCTGGATAATAATCTGGACGCTCCAGTGGCTCGTCATCAGTAGTAAACTCTGCCTGGGGCTGTTGCGCCCCAGAGTTGTCATAAAGCGGCATAGGGGCCTCTGTAGTAGCCTCTGGGGCTTCCACAGTATTACCAGGGTTAATTAGTGGGGCATCGGCGTCTGTGGCCTGTGCTGCGGTTTGTGCTTCATTATCCATTGTTCGACCTTCCTACTCTTTTTTCAATCATACGGACGATTTCTGCCATCCCTGTCCGTACATAACCAAAGCTGGCGTCCTCACCTGGGACCCAAGATGGCTGCTCAATTGTCGTTTGCCTTAGATGGCTCAAGACCTTTTGACCTTCTGATGTTTTGAAAACTTTACCATACAGAAGGTCTAAGTCGTCTGCCTCTGGTTTTGCCATCTCGGCAGGGACTAGGCCGTCCCATCCTTCCTCATTCATACCATTGATTCCTCAAGGGCCCCTTCTGCTTGCTGCGCTTCTGGCGGGGCCATCATTTGTTGTAATTGCTGCATCATCATTTGCTGCTCTTGCGGAGTTGCCAACAGCTCCTGGCTAATGCCTAAACGCTCTGCAATAAATTTCAGAACTCGATCTACGGCAACAGTGGTCTGCCCTTGGGGGCCCATGCTGTTGGCGATTTGCATATACTGCATAACATCATTGATCTCTTGCAGTTTTTGTGCCTGGGCCAATGGAGACACTGGCGTAACCTTTACCTCGATGCCATTAACACGCAATGGCAAGTCAATCATGCCTTGCTGGTCCAGGACATACAAAGTGCGGCTAACAATTGGCACCAGGATTTCTGTAATCATTCTGCCGAAAGCACTGCCCAAGTTTGTAGCCAGCTCACGGGTCCTTTCTGAGATTTCCGTTGCTGACCTGGCACTCATGTTATCCGGCGGCAATGTATCGTCCATCATAATCTTTTTGATGTTCATGCGGAGATCGTTAATAACAATTTGGCTGACGTTAAAGTCCCCAGCTTTCGGCAGCGGAGTCAATGATGGGCCTTGTGCGCCGCCATTCCTGGCAACAGATATGATGCTGCCTGGCTGGATCTTGACGTTCTGTGGGTTTAAGACGCCATCATCTGCAGCTGTATAAACACCAGCAATTGCCAGGCTGGCGTTCTTTAAAAGCAGCTCCAGGGTTTTGTTTAGCGTTTTAATGTCACTGATCGCTGTAACCAACGGGCCTCGTCCATATACCTCGCCGGCGACCTTAGTGTACCTGGCAACAACAAATGGCGATGACCGCATCTCACGATAGACAAGCTCTTGCTTCTTTGCCGGCCAAATAACATGGTAATGATACCGGCCAGTCTCCTGGTCAAGAATAACAGCATCCACTAACTCCAGCTCTTTTTCTGGGGATCGGGTCATTGCATCGTCTAACTCAACTGACATTTTAACGTCAGGGAACTCTGTTTGCAGAGACTCTGCCTTTATACGCAGCTTACGATAGACGTTATCAACATTACCATAAGAGCCTTCTTCGATGGCAACCAGGTACTGTGGGATAGAATTAAAACGGATCGGTGTTGTTTCATCGCCTGGTGTAATCATCATCACAGCTGTACCAACAGCCAAATCCATAAGAAACTCGCCCATTGCCAGGTCAAAATTGGTCTGGCGCAATGTTTCAAACATCCGAACATTGTATCTGTCCAGGGCTTCTTGAGCTGCGTCCTGGTCCTGCTCTGGGATTGCACTACCTGGCTCCAGACGGCACCATTGTTTATAGGGAGGAAAAAGCCCCGCCTGGAGTCTATTGGCAAACCGCTGCGTTGAGTGGATTGCTGTTGAGTCAAACACACGGGCCATCTTGCCTTTGCCGGCGACCTTGCCCTCGTAATACCCGCTATAAAGATTGCGCTGCGGCAATGCAAATTCGTAACAATCTTCGTAAATAGACCGCCACTCATCTTTCCTGGCTTGCGCCTTGGCCTCACGTTCAATCACTTCTTTTACATTAAGCCTTGGCATTTTTTAGCCTCTTACTGATGTTACTGGATTTAGATCTGGCGTCTGCTTTAGACGATGCACCCCAGGCGCGGAGCGATAACAGAAGCCTGGTGGGGCGTCCTTTATCGTCACGCTCCGGCCCAGGATTACCCGCCATCCGAGCGAGGAAGGATGCTCGGCGCGGGTTATCGCCGCTCTTGACGGGGCGCTTTAGGTTCGCCCCCTCTTTGCGTTTGAAATAATCACGGCCAGCCTGGTTAAGACCGCCGCTTGGATTTTGATGTTTTTTTAGCGTCATTAGTTTTTGCCGGCGCTTTGCCGCCTTCCCAAGCCTCATTCACATCAGGAGTCGAAAGATCATCACCTTTCAGCGTCCCGTCCTGGTTCCTGGCACGAACAGGGTTTACTATAAGTTTATGGTGAACCCTGGGATCTTCTTTGATTTTTGTCATTACTGTGGCCCCAATGTTGTTTTCTTTTGGTCCCCGCCCTGGTTGCTTTGGCTCATTAAAAGACGCATACCGCCAGTGCGCCTTGCGCGTCTGCGGCCACCTCTTTGTCGAGCTTCCTCAGTGGCTGCAGTTAACCCCATCCCAGCTGCTGGCTTATCTGCTGCCGGCTTCTTGGCTGCTGGGGCTGCGGCTGCTGGAGCTGCGGCTGCTGGGGCACTAGGGATAATTTCCTTAATGACTTTTGCGAACATTTTTCTAATCGGCTTAAATATAGCACCCATTAGTATCTCCTATTTAGGCGTGTTGCCGCCAAGTTTGCGTTTTTCTTCGATGTCATCTGTGCGCTGGGGGGACATTAACAGCCTTAGACCGCCTGTCCTTCGCGCACGTTTTCGTGCGGTCAATCGTTTCAACGCCTCTTTCTCGGCAGCCTCTGCCCGTTGTTCCTGGCGACTTAACGCCTCTGACATTTTTGGAGTTTCAACTGGAGGCGGTTTATCCGGCACCAGACCTAGGGCCTTGCCAACACCTTTAACAAGCTTGCCAATTGGCTTAAAAATACTGCTCATTTTCCAAACCTAACCATCATGTAATAATCTTCACCCTCTGGACCGAACCGCTCCATCAGGCTTTCCTCATTAAAGTACAGTGTTTTTGCAAATTTGTATGCGGGTTTGTTTGCTACTGAAACGGCGATCTGAAGGCGCTTTAGGTCATATTCGTACATCATCTCGTCTAAAAACCCTCGACACTCTTTCACAACAGCTATCGGATTCTGGCGAATGTTCTTGCCCGGGAGCAGCCAAACCTCACCCACCCCTTTCCAGTATGGGCGTAGGCCAAAAATACATATTGGCTTCCCCTTGGCCATGATCGTGTATGTAAATTCCTCTATGAGTCCGTCATCAACGTATGAGATATAATCATCAAAGTTACCTTCGTAGTGATATCTTTCATAATCTCCCAGCTCCATAGAGATTAAATGCGATTTACGATAGGGGACCAGCTGGTGCCCCATGTTGATACTTGGGTGTGGGATAAAGCTCATAATACATCAAAGTCCATGTTTGCTTGATAAACGCCAGAGCCTGGCGGGGAATAGTGGCCTCTCCGCAACCGGCGTTGTTCACCGCCGCCGAGCATCAGATAGCCAAAAGCATCCCCGCAATGCGAATGTTCATTCTTTACGGGCGTATCTCGGAACCTTTCCTGGCCGGCACCCAGGCTTTGGCGTTTGAAAAAATAACCACCGGACAGACTTTTCCGCAGTCTTAGGCACTTTTTATCCACAATCAGCCCTGGTTTGCTGCTTATCAGACGGGACATAGGCGCTGCCCCAGCTTCGCGCCGGACCTGGAAAGCGTTGGTTTCAGTAGGCTGCGCCTTGAAACCCAGGCTTCTGAGGTGGTCAAACGCCGTAACCTCATAGATTTCGTCACGCTTGTTGCCGGCAGGATCCCCCCATATCAAAATTTCCTGCTTGTTGTAGCGTTCCGCTATCCTGGCCAGCAACTCTTGGCCAAACCGTTCCAGGCCCATATCAAACGTAACCAGCTCATCGAGGATGCGCCAGCCACCAGCCTGGGTGCGTTGCCCAAAGATTGCTGCCGGCGTCAAACCAAAGTCAACGCCGATTTGCACGGGATAGTATGGGTCCAGCTCAACATCGCCACTCATCAGCTCATCGTCATACTCTGGCCATACGGGCCGGCCTTCTTGGACAAACGTAAACTTGCCCTCGGCATAGCAGCGAATCCAGTCCAGGTTTTTACCCCCAATCAGCTGTGGATAATACCCTGGCGGTAGATTGTTTCGGTTTTCTGCAGCCGGATTTATTCGCCACCAACGCCCCGCGCCATGCACAAAATCATTTGCTTCTGGGTTTTCCGGCACTTCTTCCGGCAATGCCTGGATAACGCCGCCAGGTTGCCGGTGAAAATTCCAGCCCCATTTTCCCTTGATGGGGTTTTTCTCAGAAACATCATGCCACCAATGGTCCGAGTCTGGCGGGTTAGTATCCATCCAGATCCCGTACCAGGACGGCCCACCATCCGCTTTAGTGGGATAACGCCCGACACGGTGCGTCAGTCCATCAATAACAGCTTTTGGCAGTTCCCTGGCTTCATTGCACCAGGCACCGGTTATTTCCAGAGACAGCAACTTTCTAACCGATTGCGGTGTATCCAGGGCCAGGAATATAACCTCGCAGTCAATTCCGGCAGCATCGCCACGGCTGGGCAGTTTTAAATGGTGCGTGATTGGCGGCTGCCATCTCATGCCTCCCCATGTAGACTCAGGGAATAGTTCCTGCCAAGTCTTAATAGTGGTGGTTCTGAGTTCGGGGTATGTATTTCTAACGACCACAAAACGAGTATATCGGATACCATCTCTGGGGGATGGCCGTTGCTTAACAGCTCTAAGCATAATTTCTGCAGCACATCCATAGCTTTTTCCACTTCCAACGGGTCCCATGAGGCCTCTGACGAAACTATCATCATTTATCAGCTTCCATACTGTGGGGCTTTGTGAAAAATCTAAATCCAGGCTAGGTACATCAGTCACGACTCATCCCCTCTAAGCGTTGCACCAAATACTCATCAGGACGCCGTTTGCCCTGGACCATCTCACGAACACGATCTTTTGACCGGCCAAACTGCCTGGCAATCTCAGCCTCGCTCATCCGCGCTTTCAGCATCGCCTGGGCCATCCGTAGGCCCTCTTTCTGGTACGGCGCTTTCATTATCTTCCTCCATCTCGATTGTCGGACCCTTCATGTTGATGCCAACAATGCTGGGTTTATCGTGGTGTTCTTCCTGGTCCAGCATACCGGACGCCTTGGCCAGCACTCGCAACACACTAACTTTATCGTGCATCTCAATCGTTACGTCCTCGCCGCGAACACTGATCTTCTTGATCGCCCGTAAAGCATGTTCGGGGATATCATCGTAATCTTTGATCGTCCCGTCCAAATTAACAATGTCAGTAATGTTCGCCGTGCCCAGGGCAATTAACTCCTGGGCAACAGCTTCTTTGTTTTGGTGCAATGTCTCAGCACGGCCAACACGCCGCTGGACCATCTTGACGCCGCCAAACCGGCCCAATGGAGGACGCTTATCTGTCATCAGCTATACTTGCTGGGCTTGGCGTGTCTTTTCTTCAGACCGCCTTTAGCCCTTATCCGAGCCAAGACCGTCCGGTCATTTATCGCACGTTCACGATAAAACCGGCTATATGGGTTCTTCAAAGGCGCCGCAGCCGGTACCTCAACCAAACGCAACGCATCCCGCAGCTGCTCAAATGTCGGAACCTTAGAACTTAATGTCATTGTCATCAAACCCCGATAAGTTATCCTCAGACGCATAATCCGCTTTCGGCGGGGTAACAGCACCAGGCTGCTGCCCATCATCCTCAAACAAGTTTAACCATATATCACCATCAGCGTTTGGTATAGGCAAACTCTCCAACTTAATACGCATCTTGCCGTCCTCAGACTGAAACGCACGACCATGCTTTAACCACACCGGCTTATCACGGCCCTGGATCTCTTTGGCTTGAACCAAGTTAAACTGCTTTTTCATAGGTAACTCCTTTTTCACGAAAAATTGGAAAATATTGTTGTGGTACCCCCATATATACAGCGGTGGGGGTGGGGGGCAAGGGGTGCCCGTGCGAGGCAAAGTTAACCGAAATCAAGTTAACACTGCCCGTTTTGTCGCATAACGCTAATTATGCGCAACGGGTATCCTTTATTTACAGTCACTTGCGAACCCTGTGGATAAAAGTTAACTGCAATCGGGTTGATGTGCCTGTTTATTGCACAGCTTGTCCTGGTCATTACGATGCCTCCGCTCATTGTGTAAATCGCCCTAGATTCGCCGTAGACTGGCGCTGGTTCTTTTTAGTACCTGGTTAACCTGGTCGCTGTCTGAGCTGCCCAGAGCACGGCTGACGGGCTTGCTAAAGTATCCCAGGCCCCTGGCTAGATCCCTAGCGTTCTTCTGGCAATATGTGCAGTGATCCCGCACAACCTGGCCCCATTGCTGGATGGTCAGACCTTGCCTGACCCATGACTCAGCCAGTTGCTCGTCACGTTCATTCCAGATCCTGGGTGTGCCGTATGCCTCTGCAGCATCTATAAACAACTTCACTATTCTTTTTGCATCTCCCTTTATATCGTTACTATTACTCGTTAGTGTCTCGTTTAGTGCAACCTCTGGTGTTGCATGTGTGTCAACCTCAGATGTTGCACCTGTGTGCAACCTCTGGTGTTGCACCTGTCCCTTTGCAGCTGCAACCTCTAGTGTTGCACCAGCCAGTCCTGCTTCACGCTCGGCCAGGTCCATTTGTTCCCTGGCTGACAGGTTGCTGCGGCTTGTCTTGTCACTGGTGATGTCGGGTTCGTACTTAACTTTCACTGTGTTGGTCCTTTGGTCTTTATACTGTTTCCTGGCGTAAACCAGATAGCCGGTGTCAAACAGCTTCTTTATCTGTCGCTGTACTGCTTGCCTGGATATGCCGAGATCTGACGCAAGCCTGGCCTGGCTGACGAATGTTCGGCCCAGCTCGTCCGTGTAACCACAGATGGCTGCCAAGACTGTCAGGGCTGCCGAGCGGTTTATCCGCTGGTCCCTTACGGCTCTGATTGGCAGGATGCTGTACTTTCTTAGATCTTTGCTTCTGATTGTTGCCGGCTTCATCTTGCAGCTGCCTGGCGATTGCTTGAATAAGCTCTGGTTCTGTCCATTGCTGTCGTCCTTCCTCTTTTGGCGCCAGGAGTTTTGCTATTGCAAACACCCCCATTCCATCGAGGATGCAATCAATATAAACACGCCTGGCGTGATCGAGCCATTCAGTCATCGGACCAGCTCACCGTTGCCACCATCAACGGCTGCCCGTATATCTTCTTGACTGTCAGCTCATAAACCTGGGCATCATCCTTATAAACGATGCCATTGAACGCATCTAATACTGCCTTGGCCACGTTGTCAATATCTGGCCGTCCTGGCGTGTAAATGCCAAGCAGCGCGGCATCACGCTTCCACTTTGGCCAGGACTTGGGTATCTCAAACTGTGCCAGGATGTGCATCTTGACCGGCTGCTCAGTTAAATCCATGCCCTGGAACTGCATCTCCAGCCTGGCTGCCTCGCCGATCTTATGCTCATAATTCTTGGTCTTGAGCGGTGTATATGCCCGATTGTTGGCGAACCTGGGCCGGCCTTTGCCAACCGGCTGCCCTGGCACGACAACGTGCAGCGCATCCTGCAGCGGCTGACTGGTGTAACGATCTTCCATCAATTTCTTTTGAGCCATTGGCTGATGTGCTCCCGTCCGTGATTGTCTAAATCCGATTCAGCCTGGACCACATCTGATGTGATTCCATCAATGGTCTGTTCGACCTTGAGTCCAAGCTCGATCAACTCGGTTGCGACACGGGCCGAGCTGGTCATATTTTTTTCTGCCATGTCGTCTATTTTCTGCCTCAAACTTGCCGGCAGCCGAAAATAAAAGCTCACCAGGCCGTCTGATTTCTGGCGGGTTTTAGCCATTTATTGCCCCTCATCAAAAAAAAGTGCATAAAAATGCAAAAAAAAGCGATTGCGCTATTGACAGTACGATATCGGATTGCTATTTACAAGGTGACTGGTTAGTTACTAACAGGAGATTGAACGGATGAAATACTTACTTCCCATCGCCAAGGCGCTGAACATGACGATCGTCAAAGCCACTGACTGCGGTTACGCCGGATACAAGGTCATCAACAACGAAACAGGGATGACCACTGGGATTCACTGCGACACGCTAGAAACAGTTGCCCATGAATTAGCCAAGTTAGCTGCCTATCGGATTGCAAACAAGGAGACTGCATAATGACCATGACTCACAAACACGAAAAGTTCGTTGATTACTTTTACTGCAGCAAGAACTGGGATGACCTTGACTGGTTCAAGTTTCATGTCGAGATAGACGGCCATAACGGCCTGGTCACTGCCGAGCATCATCGGGACAACGACAAGTTCTTTGTGACTTGGCGGGAATGGTTCGGGGGTGACAACTTCGGCGAAAACAAGCGGGTCTGGATCAGCGGTCACGACACGGTGCAGCTCATCAAAGAGACTGGCGATATTTACGGAATGGCAGAGGAGCTTCAATAATGCTTAAAACACACGAGCAAATGATGAGCGAAATAATCGCGGATAACTTTCAGAGAGCTGCGGTGCAGCTCAATGCTGCTTACAAAAAGATCAAGAAGTTTGATCCTGACAACAAAGAAAACGCTGTCGCTGTTCTCTGGCTGCAAGCCAAGGTTTATGAGATGGCTAATGAGTACCAAAACAAAGCGGAGGTTAAATAATGGCTAAATTCAAACCAACACGGGAGTTTTATATTCCCAAGGGCGGCGTCAGAGTCGCTGACAAAAACAGCACCGCTGTGTGCTACATGATCGGCAAGGACAATTACCATGTCGTGATGGGGTTTGCCGGCAAGCGGCAGAAGCCTGACTTCCACTACCGGTTCACGACTCTGGAAAACGCCCAGGCTTACGTTGCCAAGTTCTTCAAGGACGTCCAGGCAGCCGAGGATCACAAGGCCCAGGCCAAGCAGCGGGAAACTGAACGGCTTGCCAAGATGCGGGACAAGATCAAGGCCGGTGACATCTATTACACCAGCTGGGGTTATGACCAGACCAACATTGACTTTTACCTGGTAGTGGACCGGACAGCTGCCACAGTTGAGGTGGTTAAGATCGGCAAAGATTGTGTCGAGGAAGTGACCGGTGTTGATTATGTGGTGCCAAACCCAATGGTCAAGTGGGGTGACACAATCAAGCGGAAGATCAACACGACTGGTTTTAAGATTGCCAGCTACGCCTACGCTTACCCCTGGGATGGCCAGCCAAAACATGAAACAGCAGCAGGATGGGGACACTAGATGACAGCGACTCTAACAATACCTGATTGGGAAATGGCCAAGGGCAAGCCGTGTTGCGCTGTCCTGGCTTGCGCGGTGGCCGCCCAGCGGCCATTCAAAGATGCCTGGCAGTTTATGACCAAGCGCCGGACTGGCCGGTGGCGGGGCAGCATGTTTGACCGAGACATATTCAAGCTGCTCGATCACTTGGGTGTAAAATACAAAGCGATCACGGGATTCGACTTGATTGCGAGGGGTAACCCAACGCTGGAACGGTGGGCCGCCAACAGAGCCAAGCCTGACCAGCTCTACTTCATTGTAACCACTGGCCACGCTCAGACGTTGTTCAACGGTACAGTCATGGATCAGCGGGGGCCAAAGCCACTCGCCGAGTTCTGGGGGCGCAGAAAGCGGATCAGGTTCGTTCTTGAGATCGCGCTGCCAGCTGGTCAAGACCCAGCGACATTTGGATTGCCTCTGTTTGACTTTGCGGGGGCTGCATGATGCTTGAGTTTATCAAATGGTATCTCGACAACCAGGCCGAGATCGAGGGCACAGAGAGCAGCAACGCTGCTCCGGCCAAGATCATCACTGAGCTGAAGAACCGCACCTGGTCCATGACCCATGAGCAGCGGTGGATCGTTCACCAGATATTCGCGGAGGCAAAATGACAAAAGATGATTTGATCGGGTTTTTTATTCTGATGCTGTTCACTCTTGGCTGGTTCGACTGGCTGTGGATGTTCGGTGTCGAGTCCAGCCGCAGTTGGACTTGGTGGGCTTTGATCGCTCACTTTGGCAAATAGGAGGAAAAAATAATGATGGATGATTTGTTTGATACACCAGCTTATAAACTGGCAAGGCGGGATGACCCGTCAACAAGCCATGCTGCAGCTGCGTCTGTAAACGTGACCGCGCTGGAGAAAGTGGTCTATGACACGATCTGCAGCTTTGGTGATCGAGGCTGCATCGCTGACCAGGTATGTGATGCGCTGCCTGGATACAGATACAACAGCGTGACGCCCAGGTTTAAGGCTCTAAAAGAAAAGGGCCTGATAATTGTAGATGACCGTAAAAAGAAAGGCGGCAGTGGCCGCCAGCAACTTGTGATGTGGGGAAAGGATTTTTACCATGCCAAAGCTCTCACCCGATAACCATTTATCCGGCAGTGTCATGCCGGCCTGGCTGGGGTATTCGCCCTGGCAGAGTCCTTATGATGTGCTTGAGGCTGCAAGGAACAGCGTCAAGGGCATCGAGCGGCCACCCTTGGATAGCTTGCCAGCTGACATCGGGACCGAGGCTGAGAACGTGATCCTGGACCACGGGATGCGGATGCTCGGCCTGGACCCTGATAAGATTGGGACACACAGCCACACAGAATCCAAGAAGCACCCGCTGATGGAGCTGTATTATACTGATGACGGGTTGTATACTCTTGAAGAACCGATGGAGTTCAAAACAGATCCGGCTAAAAATATTTACGTTATGACACAAAGCGGCTCATTGTTTGTGGATTGTCCTCTGGTTTTGGAGGCCAAGTTCACAACAGTTCACAGACGAGCTGATGACCCGCCGTTGTATCGAGGGCCAATCCAGCTGCAAGCGGGTATGATGTGCCACGGGTATGGCGCCGGCATCTTGTTTACTTGTCACCAGGGGCGTGAAATAACAGCTCACATATTCCGCAGTCATGTGGAAACCCAGACGGCAATCAAACGAGCGGTTGCCAGTTTTGAAAAGCACATGAAGGATGGCACCTGGCCCGATCCGATAACACCGGATGAGGCCGTGCAGCGGTTTGCCCAGGTGAAAGAGGATGAGCCGCCAATCGAGCTAGACCCTGACCTGGCCGACTCAGTGAAGCAATACCAGGCTGCAGTCGATGCTATCAAATCGGCAGAAGAAACCAAGGCAAGTGAGGCCACCAGGCTGATGACCGCCCTGGGCAACTACAGCGCCGGCAATGTTGTCGATGCCAAGACGGGCAAACAATACCAGGTTAAATGCCCGATGCGTAAATACAAGGGCAAGCCAGCTGAGAATTGTCCCAGCTGCAGCCACGAATTAAAAGCCGCAACACCGGAGCGGGAGATCCGGCAAAAGACTGTCACAATTAAGGAGCTTAACAATGGCGAATAATCTGCCAACACTTGCACCAGCCAACATGACCGAGGCCATCGAGTTTTCAAAGATGTTAGCGCAATCTGAAATGGTGCCAAAAAATTATCACCGGAAGCCGCAGGATATTCTTGTGGCCATGCAATGGGGTTATGAGGTCGGGCTGCAGCCGCTCCAGGCTTTGCAAAACATTGCGGTAATCAATGGGAAGCCCAGCATCTATGGCGATGCAGCTCTTGCCCTGGTCAAAAACCACCCGTCATGCGCCGGAGTATCGGAGCGGGTTGAGGGTGACGGCGACAACAGGACCGCTTATTGCACAGTTAAACGCCGGTACGGTGATGAAATCGAGGAAACAACCAGGACGTTTTCGGTTGCTGATGCAAAACGTGCCAGGTTATGGGGCAAGCAAGGCCCCTGGTCACAGTATCCAGACCGGATGCTGGCCATGAGAGCCAGAGGTTTTGCAGTCCGTGACGGCTTCCCCGATGCGCTGAAAGGCATCATCACCCAGGAAGAAGCCCAGGACATGCCAAAGGAACCCGTCAACGTGACGCCGCCGGACAATCCATTGGACGCCATAGCAGCTCCGACAGCGCCGGAACCTGAAATTGTGGTGGAAGATACTGTTGAGACTGTAGAGCCTGTTGTAGAGCCACCAGAGGCCGAGGAAACACTGGTCGAATATCAAATGGTGTCTGCCGCTGGCAAGACGATGGGTGATCCCGCAACTTGCCTGGATGATTTCGCTAATGGGTTTCTTAGAGCGATGACCACATATGTCCAGGCAACTAAGACAGCCGGCGGTAAAGAGCTGACGCCCAGGGAACGCATGACAATGCTGCGGCAGCTGCGTGAAAACAACCAGGACACTTTGGATCAAATGTCTGAGGCAGATATGCAGATCATCACTGAGGCGTATAAGAAAAACCTGGCAGCACTCGGAGCATCACAATGAAAGCAGGACTAACAGAAAAGCAGCGCAACATCTTTGACTTTATCCAGGCTCACAATATGTCAGCTGGTGTGAGTCCAACGCAAAAAGAAATGGCTGCTCATTTCCAGACCAGCGAGTCTAACATCGCAAAACACCTGGCCGCAATCGAGCGGCGAGGATGGATACAACGGGCCAAGGGATTAAAGAACGCCCTGACTATCCTGCCATAACACCAAGCCCCAGCTTAACGGCTGGGGTTTTACTTTATCAGGCCGGTTCTATAACCGTTCACCTTGTCATAGGTGAGAGTCTCGCCCCGATTACCTTCAGCCACATAACTGCAATGGATCCAGCCAGTATTGCCACCGGTGTAACATTCAAGGATGAGCTGATCGAAAGCCAGGTTCTGCTCGATCCAAACAGCCAGGTCATAATTATCCACACCAGCCACCTCAAAGTCAGCGGCCTCACCTTTTGCGTGTTGGCTGGTAATCTTGCTGCCGATTGCCAGGCATAACTCAGGAGATCTGTACCCAGATGAAACCAGGAACGGGCCAAACTCATTACGAACCGGTTGCAAAATATTTTCACAAAGCTGGGCCATCGAGTACACTTGTTCGGGGTCAGGTTCATTTGGCAACCTTTTACGTTCAGCTGTCTGGCTCTTGACCATCTCAGCTAACGTAAAGTTCTTTGACAGATTCATCACTTGCCCTTTTTCATTTTGGCCAGGGCCGCTTTACGCAGCTTTGGGTTTTTCTTATCGTCCTTTGACGGGCGCCCCACCTTTGACCCATATGTTCCTTTACCGTATGGCATTACGCTTTCCTCATTTTCTTAGTGGCGCTTTTTTTTAGAGCTGATGCAGTGGGTGCGCCAGGCTCCCCAGGTTTACGCATCTTCTCTCCGCTGCCGGCCTTTATCCGTTTGCGCTTGGCATGGATGTTAGCCCAGAGTCCAGGACGTTTCATTTTTTCATTCCCTTCAACGATCTCAGTCCAAAGCTGGCTGCAATACTAGCATAAACTGCATACTGAAACCAGTCAGGTGTACCATCCAAAGCAGCAAAGCCACGCTCTACATAAGGCTGGGTAAACGGGATGAAGCACATAGCAATGATAACAATGAACAATATTGTCCACGCCTCATCCTTCCAGCTATTGTCACTGGCCTGAGCCATGATCTTTTCCCAGCCAGCTTCATGTGTAGCTGCAGTCACCATCACCTGTGCTTCTGCTTCTGCTTTTGCTTTGGCAACAACGCCTTTAGCCTTGGTCTGTTCCACCTTTGATTCCATCCAGGAACCGGCTAACGATGCAATAGGCCCGATCAATGCTTGAATCATGTGCTTAATTTTCCTTTCGGCAAAGCTTGGCATTTCCACGATACTGGCTTATAGCCTTTCATGTACACATGAACGCTTCTAGCCATCTCCATAGCCCTAGCCTCGCACCTTTCGTAAGACCTATACGGCCCCTTTTGATCTTCTAGCTGCCAACATTCTGTCGGCTGGAAAACCATACAAGCGAGAACAAGGGCTTGAAACATATCACTCCATTACTTTTTGCTCATCCATACAGACGTACCCATATAAGCACCAACAATACCAGCACCAGCCAAATAAAATAAATTGCTTATGTCGCCCAACGCATTAACTCGCTCAATGCTCACAAAAAACATTGCGAATGTAAAAATGCCCATTGAAACAAGAGTCGCTGTAGCCATGCGCCGCTGGGCAAGCAGCTTCCGCAGCTCTGCTTCTTCTTGCTTTATCTCTTTTGCATGGGATAATTCATCATCAGTAATCACTCCATCACCATCAAGATCGTACTGAGAATAAGTTGTATCTTTCTGGAATTTTTTTGTCATATAACAAACGCCTTTGCTACACTAACCATTAGAAAAACAATCAACGCAAATGCTATAGCTACAATCAAACCAATTAAAAGAAACTGTTTAACACCTTCTTCAAACTCTCTATCTGCTTGTATCTTCTTGCGTCTAGCTATAGCCTCTGCTTCCTTGGCCTCTTGAATACGCTTGGCTCTCTCAGCTATAATCCCAGCCCAAGTGCCATGACCAAAACGCATATCAACCATAGTCGCTACTTCTTGTAGCTTCTCAGCGGCAATCTTAGCGTCAATGATTTCTTTAGCTACAGTGTTCACACCAAACTGATCGCCTAAACCAGTGCCAGACTTCTTGGCTCTAGCTTGCTGCACCTGTTTTTCACCAGAAAATAAATCGTCTATCTGGCTGGCTATCTGCCCTATGTCTTGAGCAGTGCTAATATTTTCCTTGATGAATTTTACGGATTGCTGGACTAACGCAATACCAGTTAGCACTTCAGCAACTACCATGTCAGCCTCGCAAGATTACACTCAATAAAAGCAGGATCATAGTACCAGCAGTACCAATCATAATGTGTTCAATGCGTTTAATACGCAGGATAGTTTCCTTCCAGCGTTCTGCACACACGGCCTCATGTGTATCCATCTGAGCCTTTACAGATTCGGCTGTTGGCTTTGCCATTAGACTGTCTCAGGCCAATTGTTTATGGTTGCATTGCCAGTCGGGTTGCCATCGCTATCCACAGGCACATCATACAAAACCATAAACGCAGCCAAATCACTAGCCGCTGTGATAGCTGCCTCGATTGTGTTGCTTGCTGTGCGTACCGCTGCACGATATGTAAGCGTTGCACTAGGCACAGTATAGTCTGACACCTCTGCCGCTTTGATAACCATCCAATCTGTCGGGGCTAGCAAGCCACCAGCCTGTGCCTTTACTGTGGCAATGGCTTGTGACTTGAGGCCAAGCGTCACGACCTGTTCGCCATCAGCGTCCAGCAATGGGTTGCCATCTTCGTCAACTTCATTCACATCATCCAGTGCTTTAGCCACACCGGCTGACCAGTAGAACCGCCCATCAAAGCTGGCTGGGTCATCTTCCCAGACCAGCCCCTTGGCGGCTTTGGTTGCGTCATCCCACAACATCCAGTTAGCTGGGTGCTGTATTCCGTCATTGTCTGTCCACGCCTTGCCGGCTCGGACGATGCGACCACTGTACTTGTATGCCATTGTAAATCTCCGTTATCTGGCGTTAGCGTATTTGAATGGATGTTCGGCAAAGGCGAGGTAGATATAATTCCCGCTAGAATTATTCCAAGT